GTAGTTGCACCACCGGAGAATTTCTGCGATACGAAACCAAATGAAATTTCGCCGATCTTGCTTGATTTGCTAACCCTTGAACCTTCGGCGATTCGGCTGGCTACATTGCTCGATTGTAGGCTTCCTGCCTTCGATGAGATTTTGCCCTGGAGATATTCGGCCAACGCACCGGAAACCAGTTTGGCTTCTTGCGTTGCCTGTTCGTCCATGGCCTTAAATGCACCAACAATTTTCCGCAGTTCGGCTTTATCGTAAGCAATAGCATCATCGGCCATTTCGCTGCTCCAATACTTCCAACGCGGTCAGAATCTTTTCGGCGGTGTCCCATTCGGACATGGGAATTTGCGTGGCAATCGCTAGTTCAATAACTAGCCGGCTGAGACTGCCTCGCTGGTGGCTTTTGGGTCTCCATCCTCGAATCTGACATCCGAAACGGTTTCCGTCCACACTTCAAATGGCTTGACCGGTTTTCCAGCGTTTTCACGTTTCATGGCGTTATAGGCCAAAAATAGCAAATCACTGATTCCGATTTCACTAGCCTGTTGAATTGTTTTGCCTGTTTTGTTTTCCCATTTCATCCATTCAGGTGGGGCAGCCACGTAGGTGGCCACCTCACCGGATTGGAATTCAATCGTGATTGCGGTTTTCATTCTCCCGATCTCCCTTAATTAGTCCAACGCCGGCGTGGTCACGCAGGTGAATGCTAGTGAGGCAGTTAGCGCATCAGGCGCAGTTCCACCCAATGATGGGAAAATTGGCTGCACGTTGAATGCGTATGCAACGCCTGCAACCGTAAAAACAACCGGCAATGCCGTGTTTGGTGTTGTTGCAGCTGCGTTCCACAATGCCTCGCATAGTGATGAGACTGCGCCAAAATCCTGCAACATTTCAACGTTGAATGTTCCCTGTGTGTCGGTGGTGTAGTACGCCTTACCGTCAAGGGTCTGATATGTGTTGATTGTTGATTCAATTTCAAGCGTTGCCGATGTTGCCTGAGCATCATAAGTATCACCATCGATGGTGAATGTGATGTCTCTACCGGTGATGATAGTTGTCATTTTTGCTCCTTAGTTGTTTTCCTGGGTGAAATAGGTTGACACGTTCAAATCTGCGACTAGCAAATTGGATGCACCAACCGAAATGATTGACGGCCTTTGGACATCGCCGACCACGTATCCTGGAGGCATTGCCCCCAAAATGCTAATGACCAGGGCTTCTAATTGATCTAATGCCCCGGAGTTACTGTTATTGGCAACCGCTGCGGTTACCACGAAATTGACCTTCACCTTTGTGACGGCCCCATTGATCAAGGTTGATTCAAGCCATGGCGAATCCGGGATGATTACACAAGCTGGTGGGATTACGGCCTCGGGTGCCACCGGGTAAACCGATGCAGCTACTCCGGCCAATGCCGTTGCAAGATCATTGCGAACGTCCAACAGGGTGGTCACTGGCATATTGAATCCACGTCATAGAACGCCGAAATCAGGCCGATCACTCTGTTTTGGAGACTGCGGCCCATGCGGTACGGCGTAGGCGCAAAATCAACGCCTTCAATTTGCCCACCTGGTGCCGTGATGCTTTGGAAAATTTCAACGGATACAATCAAAATCGCTTTGTTAACCGCCGGAACGGTTGCATATATTTCAGCGGCTGAGCCGCCATCGAGTGTGACCGTTCCCGCTGGAATCACCGGAGTGAGAATGCGATCAGCTTCATCGACCACGGCAGTGACTTCAAATGGTCGAACGGAATGATTGCTGACTGTGTACGGCCCATCAAGGCCGCCGCCAATTCCTGCGAGAACGATCCCCTGTCCCTCGACGAAATAATTTGGCCGCAATGTGTCAATGTATAAAACATCATTCACGATGCGAGTTGAAACCACTGCACTTTGATATTGCGTGAGCATTGGCAAAATGGTGATTTCCGCAGATTCAATTATTGAATCCAGATATTCATCGGAAAATAAGGATTCGGAAACGCCAAGCACCTGACGCAATTCATCAGCGGTCACAATGGTTGGCATTTCCGATCCTTTCGACTGCTCGGCCTGCTCGGGAGTGAACAGGCCGATGTTTAGTGTTTTGTGAATTAGTCCTTAATGAACGCGTATGCACCAGCCGCAATTTTTGTGGCAGTTGCACCGTAACCGTACATGAGGATTCCAATCGAACCATCTGAAATGATGTTCGTGCGCAGCTCTAGGCGTGGTGATTCGTACCATGTATAGGCATCACGATTGATGACGTACATTGAATCATCACCCAATCCTGTCAATGCGGTGTCAACCCATAGATCGACTCCGTTTACTGAACCACGCAAGCTGCGTGGCTGAGCATTTCCGGCGGCGTTCTGTGGCTGCAATGCATTGTAGATTGGTCGGCCATCGACGTTGAATGACATGATGCGGCCCCACATTTCAGGGCTGACCACGATTGCATCAGCGAATTTGAATGTGTTTGCGTAAACGCTAACCGCACCGGCTGAAACCCATGCAAGCAATTCTGCGGCGGTGATGTCTGTGCCATAACCGGTTGCAGTCTTTGTTGCACCTGCGAGGATTTGAGCTGAGTTGTATGCGTTGGTTGCACGTGCATATTGTGAAGAAAGATTTGAAATCAGTTCTGAGAAGAACAACGGATCAGATCTGTCGGCGAGTTCCACTGACATGACCTGGCTACCCTTGAATGACTTGACGTCAACGTTGATGAATTCTGATTCCATGACTGTAGGTGTAACAGGATCGAGTTCGTCGATCTGCGCAACCGCAGGCAAGACTGAAATTTTTGGAATCTGGAAAACAAGGCCAGCGGTAGGCAGGGTCCCTGTTGAAATCGAATCGATTGATGCTCTCACATCGTTTGCAAGGCCATTGACCACTTCACGCAGCTGGCGTGTCGGGATCAGGCCCGGATTGTCTGTTGACGCCGTTGCAGCTGCAATGAATGCACGTGATTCCTCTGAACCACGGGTTGCCGCTACTTTGTGCATCAAATATGTTTCAGGTGAAACGATTGGGTTGCGTGTTGCAATGAAATTGACTGGCTTTGGTGCTGATGATGCCTGTACTACTTCAGCCGCTTCTACCGTCTCGGCGGTAGTTGGCTCTGTGACGGTGTTTTCCACGGCGTCTCCTTCTGTTGATGGTGTGGGTGTTGCGTCCGCGTCATCATTGGATGGCCCGGAATTTTCTGGTGCGGTAGTCGCAGCGACATTTGATACACGTGCTGAATCAAATGCCGGATTGTGTGTCAATGCGACACCGACCAAATCTGCTGAATTAACAACCATGGTGCCATCTTCGTTATATCCGAAATCATTGGCATTGGCTTCAACCGAAAATCCGTCACGTAATCCATCGATTGCCTCCTGGATAGCATCTGAACCAGCGGTTGTTTTTGAAATCTTAAATGTTGCATCGATTGATTTTCCATCAGGTGCAAATTCCATGCTGAGTGTTTTACCGATTGGACGGGCTGAATCATGTTCCAAATTCAATTTTACATTGGCTGGATTTAGCGATCCGGATTTGAACATCACTTTTCCAGTTGATGCATTTGCCGGAACATCGAATTCGACGATTTTGCCGGTGATTGTTCGTGCCTCAGAATCAGCTGCGGTGATTGTGAATGGTGTTGTGACTTTCATTTGATCATTTCCTCCGCGTTTCGTATTTCCTCCACAGTGATGGCCGGGTTGCCGTTAGCATCCACGATGGAATTCAGGGTTTTGTAAATGTTCGCACGTTCAAGATCGCTGCCGCGTAGATAATCTGAAAGGTCGTACCGGACTTCCTGTGTTGACGGTACGAAATCTGGCATTGATAAACGTTCGGAAATCGAGGTCATCAGCGGAATCAATGAGAAATCGAGCAATGTTTGACGTTGGGTTGTGGCGTTTGAATATGTCATTGATGATCCGGTGTTGGCGTCCACGTAATACGCCGGGATTCCACAGGCACGTGCAATTTCGGTGGCGATGTATGAACGGGCTGCCGCCAGTTGCAATTTTTCAGGATCGAATCCCACGGTTTCCAATGTGACATCGGCGTTCAAAAACGCAGTGCCACGATTGCGGCGAGCAGTGGCCCATGAATCAAGCAATTTGGCAATTCGGTCTGCAGGTAATGCCGTGCCGTTGGATTTCAACACCATTGACGGAATCGGTTCGCGTGCGTACATCGCAGCGGCACGTTCTAGTTCCGCACCCGTGCGGATTGTTCGACCAGCTCGATTCAACACGCCTTCATCGTTGCCATTGAATACAACCAACGAACCTAATCCTGAATTTGGAACCGGTGATCCATCAACCATGTAGTATTCAATTTCAGTTGCCAATGAATTTGTTTGAATGGTGACACGTGCAGGATTAACGCGTTGAACGCTTCGAACCCGATTTGTATCTGCAAAAAATTCTGTAATTTGCCAATATGCATAACCGTATAGCAGCAGATCCTCGCAGGTCCACACGTAAGTGGCTGATCCTGGAACGCGTGGGTCCGGTGTACGGATAACGCGTGGCGTTGCATCCTCGATTTCAAGGCCGGTTGATCGATCAATGACTTCAAGGCCAATCGATGCAATCGATGAACAAATGATGTTTCGAGCCCGTGCGCCTGTTGGCACAGACATGAATTCCTCACGCGTTGCAGTATTTGCACCGCCGAAAAATGGCGTTAATGAATCCAAGGTTGTAACGGGTCCAAGCTGCGCAGACACATCAGGCCCGGACGGTAGCCCTACCGTCTGAACCTGACGCGTTGCAAAAATGTCACGAATTCCCATGGCTTGATTTTCTCAGGCCAATACCACTATCCAACCATGATGTCGGTTTCCGTCTCTGGGCGTGTCGCAAAATGTGTGACCAATGCGGTGGCCACACTTGCGCACACTGCCGTTTGACTTGCACGCCGTCCAATGACCCAGCCGCCATCTCCTCGACGCAGTTGCACCGCACTGAGCATTTGCGCCGTAAGTTCCGGCTGGTTGGTATGACGTAACCGACCCGAATTGATGGCACCTAATAGTTCGTCGCAGCTTTGAGGATATGACGCGTCCATGTCATAGATCGGAATTCCAGCCGGTTGCAATCGAGAGGCCACGGCCCCACTGGTTTTCCTGGAATACAACAAATGTTCGATGGGATACTTCCGGCAGTAAAACGCGGCGTCATTGGCAATGGCCCGGTCATCGAGTTGCCGTTCATTTTCCCAGGTGTGGAGCAACTTCACCACGAATCGTTCATCGCCTAGTTTCTGAGCCCCGACCAATGCGCAATGACGGCGATCCGGTGAAATGTCTAATGCCAACCAGGTGAGTTTTTCGGGATCGAGTTCGAGTTCGGGTTCGGCACATCCATCCCACGCAGATTGATTGATGATTGATGAAATCGTTTGGACCCATCTACACAATACCTCGGTTTGTACAACTTCCGGTGGGTCTTTCAAAACGCTGCGGATATTGTCAATGTGGATTGTGTGGCCCAGTGCCGGATTGGCCATTGCAAAATTCTCGTCCGTCAATGCGTCGGATGCACCTGACCATTCGAAATATCCAATGTCATCAACCACACCCGACGCAGCGGCGATTCCCCGTTCGCGTAGTAAATTTAGCACTTTCGAGTGTTGGTCACCTGCGTTCGAATAGGTCATGACCATCGGGTTTTTCGCGGCGAGCAATGTGTACCGGAGACTGGCGAACGATTCGAGTTCGTGCATTTCTCTCAGCTCATCCAGGTGGACGGTTTCCGGTTTGGAAATTCCACGTGCCGCCGATCCTCCAGCCTTGATGATGAACCGGTTGATGCCCGTTGATCCTTGAACCTCGATTTCCTCCGACCCATGGGACCAGCGAATTCGCTTTACCCGTTTGGATAGATCATCGGATGATTCAATCAAATTGACCAATGCCCGGAATTGCTCCAACGATGTGGCCAATCTATGAGCTGAGGCCACCTGCAACGATTCATCCCAATGGAATAAGCCCATGAGAATGCGACTGAGCATCAACGTCGATTTGCCGGATTGTCTGGCCACCACGATGGCATTTAGTGGCGTGGCCCATCTCCCGTCAGGCTTGACCTTATGAGCATGGATCGCCACAAATTCCTGCCATGGCATGAA